TGATAATATCTATCCTAATGATGTACAGGGATGGAGAAAAGGTGGAACTCCTGATCAGGCTGAAGATCTTCCAAATGTAAGAATGGAAAAAATGGAAGATATGAGATTTAATGCTGACCAGACTAGAGAATATATGAAGATTAGTGCTATTAAGGGTGCTACCATTGATCCTGAAGGTAATAGTATTGCTGCTATGCATACTTTGCTTGGTACTTCTCAGAAGACTATTGATTTTGCTCTTGGTACTGCTGCTACTAATATTGATGCTAAGATTGCTGAATTGAAGAGGTATGTTGCTAAGAATGCTAAAACAGGTGGTGCATTAGGTAAAATTGAAGTTCCTTGTTCACCTGAGTTCTTTGATGCATTGACTCAGCATCCTAATATGATTGCTGCTTATAATTATTACCAAAATAGTGGTAAACAGCTAAATAGAGATGATCTCTCTATGTATGAAAAATGGGGTGTTGTAGATCTGTTTGAGCATAAAGGTATCAAATTTTATAGCTATGATGCTGTATTCACACAACCTGATGGTACAGAAGTAAGAGCATTTGGTACTACCAGTACTGCTATTAGTAAACAGGAAGGATATAGTGTTGTAAAAGGCATGAGAGGTCTATATAGAGCTTTCTATGGCCCTGCACACACTCTTACTGATGCTAATAAACCTGGAAGTGAGATGTACTTGAGAGAATATAGAGATCCTAAAGATAAATATCTTGAGCTTGAGCTTGAAATGTCACCTCTTTATATTCTTACTAAACCTCTTGTGGCTGTTAAGTGTTATACAACCACTTAAATCCCTCTTTCATAGGGGAACTGATCACTCCCCTATTTAATATAAGCTTATAAGGAGAATAAAATTATGGGTGGATCTGCACACTGGGCTGACCAGTATAATGGTAGAGTCCTAATGGATACAGAGAATAATGTGTCCACAACTTTTAAAAAAGTCTATGATGTGACTGAAGGTAATTTAGCTGGAAGTGAGAATGTGCTTACTGCTGAACATGGTGCAGGTGTTATTGGAACTGGGACTGCTCCTGCAACATATAGATATACTGCTCCTAATGGTGATATTATAACTGAAATTCAACTTGATCTAACAGGGCTTGCCTGTAAGGGTGATGCTGCTAATGATGTTATTGGTCTTGCTGCTGGTGGTGCTGCTTATATTGGTAGATATGTAACAGCTACTTGTGGTGTTGTGTATAGGGTTGAAGTACTTTGCCTTGAAACACCAGGAGAAGGTACTGCTACCATTACCACTGATATTGACATTGCAGGAAATTCATCTGCAATATTGGCATATGATGGTGCTGCTGGTGCTGCTGAATGTAATCTTGGTGGGCTTGCTGTTGGTAATAGTTATGTAATTGATGCTCCTGGTCTTACTGCTAATGATTACCTGTACCTTGTAGAAGGTGATACTGCTGCTACTACAGGTGTATATGATGCTGGTCAGTTAATTGTACGTCTTTATGGTCATGCTGTATTAGCATAATTGGCATAATTAGTATAAAATATTGAGGGGAGATTTCTCCCCTCTTCTTAAGGATTAAAATGGCTATATCTGGATCAGCAGTATCAATTTATGACTATAAGGGTGATGTGATTAAAGAAGTTAATCCTTTACCTGTATCATTATATGATTCAAGTGGTAATAATGTTTCAATTGTTGAGAACACACATACTGGTAATTATGAACTGCTTGTTCAACAAGAAAATCATATCTGTACTGATAATACTACGACTAATTTATTACTTGCTGATGAAATTTTTACTGGTGAATGGCAAGAACACTTAAACTACCAAGAGATAAATATAAGTATCTCAACTGATGTAGATAGTGCTGAGGATGGTTTAGCAGTTCAATGGTCAAGTGATGGAGTAACGGTAGAAGATACAGATAAATTTAATATTTATGCGAATGCTGGTACTAATTACACACCAAATCCTGCTTTTAGATATGTAAGACTTGTTTATACTAATGGATCTTCTGATCAAAGTTTTTTTTCTTTAATGACGATATTAAGAAAACAAATGACAGGAGGTTCTTTTCATAGAATTGATTCTACCCTCAAAGATGATAGTGATGGAAGATTAGTCCTAAGTGTACCTAAATTAAGAACAGCACAAAATACTTATGTGTCTCAAAGTGCCACTAATAGTGGAAATGTTAAAACTAGTATAGAAGAATTAGAATCACAAGTATCATCTAATAATAATACTCAATTGAATACATCTCCACATACAGTAGATGAGTTTGGTAATTATACTCATATTTTAGGCGATAATATATTCAAAGGAGCATTAATAACAATACCACCGGAACATCATGAAATTCATTGCGGTGATTCATATGAAATGAGTTATATAGCTGATTTAAGTAACGGTGGCGTATTGAATATATTAATTATTGTACCGAATGAGGGTCTATCTGAAACAAATCCAGGTGATAGTCAGGGAGTAAAACAGTATCATTTAAAGGGTACTGTAACCACTGAAGCTGAAGCAACAATTGAATTTTTTGAGGGAACAACAGTATCAGCAAATGGGACAGCTATTGATGTTTTTTGTAGAAATAGAAATTATTCATCTGGTGATGAAATTGATATATATCATACGCCAACAGTGACGAGTACTGGTACTCGTTTAATTATTGCTAAGAGTGGTAGTGGTAGATCTGTTGGTGGGTTAGTTGGGAGATCAGATGAATTTATTTTGAAAGATAATACTATTTATCTTTTACGAATTACTAATGATGTGACTACTAATGAATGGGTAAATGTTAATTTAGACTATTACGTTCATCCTGGGGTTTAAGAAATGGAAAATTTTATTTTATACATAAATATTTTATCATTTTATTTTATCTTTAGTGGTATTATTAAATTTATTTACCCATGGGTAATGGATAAAATAATATTTAAAAATATAAATAGAAAATTTTTATTAACAAGAGTATTTGGTACAACTACTATCAACACATGGAGATTATTATATGCCTCACTATTATGGTTAATAGTCTATTACTTTAATGAAATTAAAATTTTATTAGGAATTTTATAATGTCAGATAACACTTGTGCTGAAGATAAAAGTTTTATTTCAAAATTTATAACACCATACCTTGCCCCAATAATTGTGGCTTTTATAGTAAGTTCTGTTTCAGCATGGAGTATGGTCAAGATAAATGCAAATGACAATGAACATGCTGTTAAACAAATTATTAATGTTGAACAAAGAGTAGAACAAGAAGCAAAAAGAAATAATATACAAGATGTTACAATTGCAAAAGTACAAGAAAAACAACTAAATCAAGATTTAACTTTAAGTAGGATAGAGAACACACTTTCAAGTTTAAATATAGATCTAAAAGAATTTATGCAAAATATCCCAAAAGAAATGAAAAGTCTAACAAAGGAAATATCAGAAATAAATAAATCTGTGGCTATATTAAATGATAGAGAAGAAAGAAAGAAAGAGGTGAATTAATGGCTCTTACAAATTTAGAATTAGTTAGATATGGGATTGGGGATATTACATTACCTTATATTCTTGTAGATGCCACTATAACTGCATATCTTACATCAAATTCAGATGATGTTGATGCTACTATAGAGGAATTACAACCGATAGTCTTAGCTGCTATTGCTGCGAGGAGTGGTTATTATAGAACAGAAGATTTAATAGATGATACTACTAAACAAACTGATTCATACATAAGAGCTATAGAGAAAGTAAATAAACTTAGAGCATCAAGTGCTTACCCTATAATTGGTGGCTGTGATACAAAAGCAGATAATTTCAGTGTTGATATGTTTGATGAAGAGAATAATTATGATGATGAAGATACATTCTATAATGGGATAGAGGATATATAATGTCTTTTACAACATCTATAAATAAGCTTTTAAGAAGAAATGGTACGACATCCTATTCCCTGAAGAAAATAACTACTACTGTTTTTGACTTAAATAATCCAACTAAAGCTCCTACAACTTCAAGTACATCTCATAGCCTTTTATCGTACCCTGGACAATATAAAAGGAATCAGGTTGATGGTGAACTTGTAAGGATTGGTGATGTTAAACTTTATGTAGACCCAACAGGTATGACAGTAATTCCTACAACATCTGATAAGATTACCTATGGTAGTGATGAGTGGGATATTATAGATGTTAAAACCTATACTCAAGGTAATACAGCAATCCTTTATATATTACAAATAAGGAACTAATGACTACAAACTTTAGAGAATTCAGTAAAGAGCTTAGTGACATTAAAGATGAGATTAAACTCAAGGTTTCTGATGTTATCAAAGATGTAGTCAATGAAATATTTAATGCACTCTTGGAACCTAAACTTATGGGTGGAACCCCAAAGGTTACAGGGTGGCTCAGAGGTAACTGGCTTGTAACAATAAATGCCCCTGCAAGTGGCCCAGTAGGATCACAACAAAATGTAGATAAATCTACAAGGGAAAGACTTATAGCAGAATTTAATCAATACCCACCAGAAGTGATAATGTCCACAAATAGTATCATATTTAATAATGAAGTTCCTTATGGAAATGCTGTAAATGATGGAACAAGCACCCAACCACCTCAGAACTTTGTTGAAAAGAGTGTACAAAGAGGTTTTAAAAGACTTAATAAGGGAATAAAATAATGAGTACCAGACAAGAAGCTAAGATAATATTACTCAAAGAATTTATTTCTAATTTCAGTAATACTATTCCTGTTGCTTTTGAGAATAAGGATGAGTTCTTTTTTACAACAGGAGTAAAAACAAATAAACCTACATCCTCTGCTTGGGTAAGATTTTTAATACAGAATAATAGCAGTAATCAAATTTCTTATGGTAGCGAGGGTAATAGAAAATTTGGCAGATTTGGGATAATATCTTGCCAAGTATTTATACCATCAGGCACAGGGACAGATACAGGAGATGATATTTGTGAGGATATAGTAGATATATTTGAAGGGAAAAGATTCACTGATGTATACTGCTACGCAGGAACTTATTCCGAAATGGGTATACAAGAGGATGGGTTTTATGGTTTTAAAGTTACAATATTTTGGGATTTAGATGAAATTAAGTGATAATATAGGAGATTAAGGTATGGCAGCTAAGTCAAATGCGACAAAATTAAGTTTTGCGGTAGAATCAAGCCTAGCAACTCTTCCAGGTACGCCAGATTGGTATGAAGCTGGTTGGACAGGGATTGATACAATTGGTACTACTATAGGAAAAGCTGAGATTAGACCAATAAATCAGAATGCTATGGATGAGAAATCTATTGTAACTGATTTAGATTCAGTATTAGGATATTCTATTGATTTAACAATATCTGGTTTTAGAAATCATGCACAGGGAGTTTTTAGGAGTGATTTTCAAGACCAAGATATTTTCAGTCCTACTGCTGTCACAGCTACAGGATATACAGTAGCAAGTGGTGGTGATCTTGATGATGATGTACTCATATATGCTAGAGGATTCTCTAATGCAGCTAATAATGGTTTTAAGATTACTGCTGGTACAAGTACTGCTACTGAAATTAAAACTACAGGATTAACTGCTGAAGCTTCACCACCTACTGGTGCAAGAGTAGATGTAGTTGGTATTCAAGGTGCTACTGGTGATATAGAAATTGATAGTGATAATAATATTATTTCTTCTGTTCTTGATTTTACAACACTAGGAATAAATGTAGGACAAAGTATTTATGTTGGTGGTGCTACTGCTGCTACACAGTTTGCTACAGCAACATATACTGGTCTTGTGAGAGTTAGAATTGTAGAAGCTAATAAAATTACTATTGATAAAAGACCTTGGACTGTTGGTGCTGCTGACAACGGAGCTACAAAGACAATACAGTT